AAGATATAGTAGATCTAACTATAGGACAGATAAAAAATGCTATAGATAATGAGAAGTTTATCATTCAAGAGAAAAAGCAATATAATGATTGGTTGACTCATATGAGAAAGCATCCTAAATCAAATAAAAAACCACCTAATCCAAGGGAAACAATTATAAAACCTAATCTTAAAAGGCTCCTTAAGCAATATATCAAAGGCAAGAACAATAGTGAATATGCTTTTTTATCAAACAAAGGGAATCCTATAGAATCTAGTTCATATAGTGATATTCTAGCTGACATAGGAAAAAGTTTAGGATTAAAAAATATATCAGGCCATAGTATGAGGAAAACTTACGCTAATAGATTATGGGAGCAGACCAAAGATATAGAGTATGTGAGAATAGCATTAGGTCACACCAATATAGAAACTACGAAAAGAT